AAAAACTGACCTGCAAGAAAGGGGTCTATGCCTTGATTTGTTATGTATGTAATTTTAGTGCCACCGTACTTACCGTTAACTAACCCTGTGTCCGTATAGTTACTATCCTGTACCGATGCAGGTTGTGCTGTTCCGGCTAGGATAGGTACTAGGTTTGATGGGGCGTCTTGTCCTTTTAATCTTTCCGATTCAAAAATAAAGACTGACTTACGAAACTCTGTAGCATTGCTTATTTGCGGATTATATGAACTATTTGTATAAGCTTCATCAAAGCTTCCAGGTTCTATAATTACCTCCGAGGTGTACACTTCGTATCCGAATGAACCTGTTGTGGGAGCTGTTATTACTGGTCTTTGTTCTTCTGGAAAGATTTCGTATAAGTAGTAGTTTTCCACATAGCTCTTATTTATAGTTCTAAGAGGTATTGTTGTGTTTACTAATGAGATATTTAATATAGGGCCGTTATTTGGCACCGTTATTACTATGTTTGTTGCTTGTTCAAGCTGTATCCTGTTTCGGTTAGTAGCTCTTACTGCTATAGCGTCTATTTTGTTGTAGATGGGGGTTACTATATCCCCTGGATATTCGTTAAAGAGTATCATTACCCTGTTGGTTGGCGATCCAAGTATGTTATCTGATAGTATATATTTAAAATCTGCTGTTGTCATTTGTGGTTACTCTTCGTATTGTTTTACTTATTCTCTTAATTACTAATAAAATACTACCTTAGTATTTGGAGGCCCTACTATGTCGAGGTAGAAGTTAATCTCTTGACCTACTGTAGATATAGTCCAGGTACCAATTTCCTGACTATCGCCTATTGGCATTGTTAGGGTTGGCATTAATATCTGGTTAGTATCTAGTGACCTTATTGTAAGTGATACAGGGTTTGTTGCTGTGGCGTATACGTTTGGAGGGGTGTTTAGGTAGATTGTATACGTTTTGGAATAAGTAGTTCGTATATAGTAGGTAAACCTGTTGAGTAGAAATCCAGTATCGGCGATGGGTGAGTTTGGGGTTGATAGAAAGTCTAATATTCTGCTGTCAGGGTTTTTAAAAAACTGCAACGGGAAATTCCACATAGTTTGTCCAACATCTTCAATATTATTTGTAGTAAGATATGAACCTGTTTTATATGTTCGTAGCTGTAGTGTCTGATTGATAACGTTGGGGTATATGTCGAGTCTTAACGATTGACTACAGGCTGTTGTTGCGGTATCTATAGCTTTAATTGTTACATATCCGAAGGTGTTGCTTGTTAAATTAGGGGAGGTGAATACTCCTGTAAAGTTATATGCAGTAGGTGTTGCTATTGTCTGTGTTGTGCTTCCTGATGTTATCGTGTATGATATGTTTGCAGGGTTGTTGCTTGCTCCTAGTGAGAACCATGATGTCACGTCTTGTGATGGGTTGTTAGTAGCCCCCATCATTGTTCGGCTGGTACCTTTTATTCCTATAGTACAGTACTCTGTATAGTATGTTATTGAACTTGTACAGTTTGCTATTGTGTCTTTTGATGCAGTTACTATATATGTAGTGTAGTTTGTTGGAAAGGTATATTCCGTTGGATTGCTGATTACTTGGCTGTTTAGTCTATACGTTACTGCTGCATCGCCAGGTATTGCAAAGTCTTCTGTTATATCGCGTATTACTTCTGGTGAGCTTGTTATTAGTATAGGTGCGTAAGATGCTGGCATTGCACATATTGTACCACCGCCTGGAAAGTCTTTTATTAAGAGAACTGTACTATCTCTTCCTGAGTAATCCTCGTACAGGTATGGGTTATTTCTGGATAACTTACCGTCTGTTACGACAACCAAGCTTCCTGATAGCTCTCCATTGTATTTAGGTTCTTCTTGTGTGTGAAACTCTTTATATCCTGTTCCAAATGGAGTTTGTACTTCATCAAGCCATGCTGTTGAATAGCTATTGGAGTACCCATAAGCACCTCCGTCGGCTGCTTCAATAAAAGCTGTGACAATTGAAGCTGTATATTCGGGCTGTGTTACAGACACCAGTACTGATTTGGCTTTTGATCTATTAAGCAGATTCGGTTTAATAATAATACCAGTATCTGCTACAACTCTAGCAGGTATAAAATCCTTAATAGTCTTAAAGATTGTATTATCAAAAAACTTAATAAGCCTTACATAATCCTGTAAGTCATACCGCTCTAAAGAACTTAGTATAGTTTCTGCTACTATATCTAGTTGAGCGTAACTTCCAGATGATAGGTTTCTGGGATCTCCTATGTACTCGTCTATACTAAATGTGGAGGTTGCGTAAGGGTATAGGTTGGCTGTGATGTATGCATCTACATTATCGGTAGGAGAGAATCCTACTTCAATATTGTGCAGATCGTCGGTATATTTTGTATCTCTCTTAATGATTGATGTATTACCTGATAAGGTACTACCTGTTACGATGCTTCCTGTATGATCCAGTCTAATCTTACCGAGTGAACTTGTATAGTGCCTGTAGTCGCCGAAGAAAGGTCTTTCGTTTGTGTTTCTTCCTCCGTAGTACTTTATTTGTAGAATATCCGATGGAATTCCGTAACAGTTGATTAACGCTCTTAAACCTCTCTCTGTTCCTTTAGAACTGAGTAGTAGCGGTAAATTATGGTATAATCTTTTTTGTATTTCCTTTTGGTAACTATCATAAGAAACCGGCTGAATAGGTGTGTTAGATCCTGTATACGATGCTGTTACGTAGTTCGTAATCTGTTCACTACCTGACTGGTATGGTTGTCCTATAATAGTTGCAAATAGATCTTCGATAGATTTATTTGAGGTATATAACTTAACTCCAAAGTTCTTTAATGCTTCTCCTACTAAGTCTTTTGATATACCGAAATTAATTCTGTTGTCGGCATTATATTTGTCCGTTACTGCTTTTCCATATAACCATAGGTTGTCGAAATGCTGACCTATCATGTTTATGAAGGTTACATAATTCTCATTGTTTGCATCATCTCGTAGGTAAGCCGGTACTGTATTTACCAGTGCGTTGTTGTTTATACTGTCATACTTTAGTGCGTTATCTATTTGAGATGTATACCAGCTATTTGCAATATTAGTAGTACTTACCGCATTAGTATATGGCTTAGTTGCGTTTGCTTTTGGCCAACTATTACTTCCTGATTCGTAGTATAAAAATCTTTCGTAGTGATCAAAGTTACTTATTATTCCTTTAATTAATCCGTTATAATAATCCTTACTTCCTGATGTACCGGCTAAGGCGATAGGTGCACTAGATATACTTGATAAGCTTGCTGAATGCTGAGTGATTAGGTCTAGTTTATACTTAAAATTAATCAACCTCTCTTGAGCGGATGAAAAATGTACAAAGCTGTCATAGTTTGTATAGTCTACACTTATATCAATACCTTTTTCGTTAAATACCGAGTATATTTGGCTATTACTGTTATTTACTGGATAGCTAAATAGTTCGTCATAGTTGAAGTATTGAGAAGGGACTACATTATTGTCTTGTACCTCTATGTTAAAGTTAGCAGGACGCAAGTATGGTTGAGTAACTACTTCAATAGGTGCTTCTGATTCTACCTCGTATGCTATTGAATCTGATATAACCTCTACTATGTTCAACGTACTTCCAATACCGTAGATATCTGGCAGTGGTTCGTAGAGCTTTACTCTTACTGCTGATTGATCATTATACGGTATTATACCTATATTTATCCCGATAAATAAATCGTTATTCCCGAAATTTAATCTAAATCCATCAAAATAAGATCCGTTCTTTAAGGTTTCTGCATAAAGTATTGCTACTTGTTCAACTACACTGTCATCTAATGTTGATGCTAATAATCTTAATTCTGTCCTATCTCCCGATATATCACTAATATAGAATTCAGCAGTTGCTTTATCTTCTGTAAAAATATCCTTTATAAAGTGGTAAAGTAGCTTTACCCCTCCATTAGGGTATCCGTAATTAATACTATCCTGGATAGGGTCTATAGATATATTAGATGCTCCCGGCTTTCCGGATGAACCTGCATCCGGTCTAAACGCATAACCCGTATAGTTGCTGTCGCTTTCTAAAAGTTCGTCAGTTAGTGAATATACGTGTAGTTCTGTAAAATGTTTTTCAGGGTCAAATAAACTGTTTATCTCAAAAGAATCAATAAGGTTCTTATCAATATTAGAATACTGTTCAAAACCTGGTATAGATTGAGGTGAGTTTTCGTTAACAATGTATGTTATATCTGCCATGTATTATACTTTTGTCTGAAGGTCTAGTACTTGCTGGTTTGCGGCAAGTAAGTCTGTTCGTAATTGTGCTATTTCGTCTAGTAGTGGCTGTATATCTTGTGTAACTGCGTCAAAGTTTAAAAGTTCTGAGCTCTTTTGTACAAGGTATTGGTGTGAATTTATATCACCAAGTATATCTATTTCGTAATAAAGATCCTCGTACATCTGAAAGAATGTCGCTATCTCATCTGCAATATTAGTAGTCGGCACTACAAAGGTATTAAAATTTCTATCTATTACTTTTGTGAACTTTGTACTATCGAAAACAGTCTTTTTTATTTCGACATTCTTATCCATTTCTTACTACCTTAAATATGTTTTGATTATCTACAACTGTTGTGCTTCCGTCTAATGTAGTTTTAATTAATATACGATAATATCTTTCAGGTTGCAAGCCATCCATGTATACATCGAAAAACGCTCCATTTGAATCACAGCTTACCTTTGTAAAGGTTGTATCAAAATTAATAACCATTTCTTCTGTGTATTCATCTTTCAATCCCCAATACGAAGCTGATGGTAGTGCGTAGTTTGTTAGATATGCTGAGGATGTTGTGAACGATCTTACTGGGTATTTTGGTCTTGCTGATACTCTGAATCTTTGTTTCCCTACATCTGTGTATTTGCCTCTATTGTTTGTTAGGTTGATTGTTGAAATGCTATTTGAAAGTACTGCTAACGATCCAGTAACGTACGAACTGTCATCCCACTTAAACTCTAAATATGGTGGATAGATTGTATTTGTATCTGCTCCAAAATACTTCAACCTAATTGATGAAGTAGTGTTAAACTCTAAGCTGGGTTGCATTCTTATTACAAACCCATCATTAGGTCTTGTAGCGTTTACTATGCTTTGGACTGCTGCTGTTACTGGTATGGATAGGTCATATGTTGTTGAGTTTATTGAGTAGGATTGTGTTGTTTCGTTGGATGTGTACCAAGTACCTCCTCCTGCTTCAGTAGTATATGATCCTGTTGAACCTGCTGCATATCCGGTCGTTCTCCAGGCGTTTTGTCCTCCTACTTGTCTATATGTCCAAGAAACTCCCGATGTGTTGGTTGGAGTATCTCCAAACTTACCTGTTCCATTATCCCAAGATTGTGATACAGCATTTGCATATACCGTTATGTCACTAGGAAGTGCAGAGGCATCGGCAATATACATTCCTAAAGATGCACTATAGCTAGCTCCTCCAATAGTTGCAATGGCTGTGTTTATATCATCGTTACTATACTTAACTAGTATTCGATTAGCTTGCCCTGTTCCTGAGATATCATAATAACCTCCTATTTCAACAATCTCATCCTTTCCAGCATTACCTGTTGGAACTTCTGTTGAAATGAATGTATCTTTTTCGGGAAATATTCTGTATACTGCCATCTTATAGTGTTGTTATTCTTCCTTTAATATCTGTGTCTGGGAATTTTACTTCAAAGATCATTGGATCGTATGAAGGATATATTACGTTGTTTCTAGTTGCTCCGTCGATATCGTAGGCATACTGGGAGTATACTCCTCCTGCCTTGTTTACTAATCTAACTTTTTGTACTGTTTGCACTCCTTTCTCTTGGTCAAGAAGTGTATAGATGCTGGATAGGTTAATAGGTTGATTTATATTCCACTTATTAATATCAAAATGATCTTTAAGTAAATTGGTACAGGCAAGTAGTACGTCTCTTCCCTGGTAGTTCGGCCTAACTATTATATCAAAATTAACTTCAATGTTTACAACAAATGCATCTTTTATATTAATTGCATCTGTTATCATCATATAGTTTGCTAAGTACTGTTTTAGGTTGTTTCTTAAATTAGTTGATAGCTGTGTTAATTTATTATTGTTATCAAACGCTAATGTATACATCGATAGTGACAGTGGATTACTATCAATAATACTGTCTGTTGTTAGGTTTGGATTAGTTAACTGGTCTTGAGCTGTGTGTACTTTTGCAATAGATCCATACTTTGTTGGTAGTGATAATGCTCTTACAGCGTAATCCTGCAATGTTACTGCTCTATTCTGCTCGTTAAATGCTCTTAATGTGTTTTGTCTTAATTCTTCTACAGTATCTCCATCTCTGCCTCCGGTTGCTGCTTTTAAATTATTAAAAGTTAACGTCGGTTCTTGTGATGTATCTACCCCGGATACGGTACCTGTAGATATAACTGTTGTTATTGTATTTGAAGGTACATTCGCAGTTGCCCCTCCTCCTACCAGGTAGTTTATAGTTAAAGTTGTATTCTGCGGTGCTAATCCATAGGTTTGAGTATGTAGGAAGTTTGTTGGATCGTACGCGTAGTTTATCCTGTTTAGTCCTGAGACTGATCCTATTCCTACGTTTGTTGGATTAGGTGTAATAATTGAATCATCTTGACTTGCAACTCCTGACCCGAACTGTATCTGTAACCCTCCTGCAGAGGTGAATCTTGTTACAAATCGTCTCGGTACTTTTTGCAGTGAGAGTAGGTTAGGAACATATCCGCTATCTGCAGATGTATTAGTAGTATCTACAAATACTGTTTCCTGCCCTAAGAAAGGAACTTCGGTCCAGGTATTTCCGCCACTATCTGTAATAGATAAAATACCTTGTATATTTGTATCTGTAATTGTAATCGTTTTAAACTTCTCTACAGATCCAATAATTTCTGTAACTGTTTTTACTTCACCTGAAAATGCTTTTGCAGTTTTGTATAATCTATATTGATTTGGATTTCCGCCTATTAGTGAGTCAATAACAATATCTGTTGGGTCGTATGAGCTTGAAAAAGTAAAATCAATTGGACTATCGATAATAAAATTAACATTTCCTGTTGATGTTGATTTAAGTTTCGTATTAGGACCTATAGTTAATGCCTGGTCCCAGTCAGGGATATAGGATGGTGCGGTTGCGTCTATGAGTTGAGATACTTCTATATCGACTTGAGAAGCTGCAATTACCTTTGGGGTGTATCCCATCATATAAGCTAAGTTGTACAGGTTTGAAGGGTTCTTTGCATATTGCAAATAGGTTTCTTGAAGCTGGGTGTCTTGATAGAACGCTAGTACGTCTCCTACATACGCGGCCATTTCAATAAACATCATACCTGGGGATGTTGGTGAAAAGTCGTTGTAGCTGTCTGGGAAGTAGTTTTTTGCGTACTCGATTAATTGCGATCTAAAATCACTAAAATCCCTATTTACGTATTTTATATCTCTATCCTGAATCATTATTGTTGAAAGTTAATTGATAGTTGGTCTTGTATGTTAGTCATTCTAACGTTGTATTTTAGTGAGATAGTTGTCGTATATGTATCGGGGGAATTTGATACCTGTATATTTAGTATGTTTACGTCTGGGAACCATTGTGATACTCCTGACTGTACTACTGCTTTTATTTCATCTATCTTGTCTTCGGTCATTTGATCAAATAAAAGAGCTCGTAATCCTGCTCCAAAATTTGGGTTTAAAAATCGTTCAGATGTACCTGTTAGAAAATAGTTAACTAGATTTGCCTTTAGTGCTTCCTGTGTCGTATATGTTGTACTAAACACAGAGGTAGAGGAGAAGGGCAATCCTACTCCCACTCCAACACTTGGTCGCTGGTCTAACGGGTTTATCTGCTGTACTTGAAATGCCATTATCCTCCGAATCTTTGTTTATCTTTCTCTACAGATGCTTTATATACTGACGCTGCTTTTGCAACAAAATCAAATTGTGAGATATCCAATCCTGGTTCCGGTCTTGAAAAACTTTCTTCTATCATCACTGGATTACTATACTGAGCTGGTTCATCGTAAGTTTGCATACCAAGCCCTGGTGCTTCAACTAACTGTGAGTAGTTCGGCGTATATCCTTCACCTCCTTGATTTATCATTTGTGCTCTTGTTTCTTGTAGTAGGTCAGTAATTGGATCTCCTGTTGAAGTATATGGCTTATGTTGTGCCGGTTTGTAATTTTCATACTTAGCTGGATTACTATTGAGTGCTCTATGTGTACCTGTACTTACCGGTGTTTGAACAGGTTTTGTGGGTTCTGATAGAATCTCATCCAAAGCGTCTTTTACTGCTTCTTGGACAGCTTCTTTTATTAATTTTTTTAAAAAGTCTACTTTCATATAAATAAATAGTTATGTTATGCTAATTGATTATCTATTCTAAATTTAATTTCATCCAGTAATATCTGTGTATCCGAACTGAAAGATGACTGACCTCGTAGTACTGCTATACCTCTCTTGTCTTTAGCGATTGCATACCTTCTTGGCGCTATTGTTGGTGAGTTTGGATCTTGTATTATTTCTAGAGTATACCCTTTGTATAGGTAATCTTCGTTAGGTGTTCCTTCTGACCCTGTATTTTCTTTTGGTTGTGCAGTGTCTACTACTGCTGCTGGATCTGAACTATCTCTTGTACATTGTGCTATTTTAACATCGATAGCTTGTAGTCTATCTCTCAGTGTCTTTATCGGTACCGATACTGATGTTACAATAGAGTTTATTGCTTTTATGTCAGCTTCTATTACTGCTATAGTTAGTGCTAAGGTTGAGATCGTTTGTGCATACCTATTTAAAACACTCATAGGTACTCCTACTCCTCCTGTCTGAGGAGGAATAACTGCTGTTGGAGTTGGTAGGTTTACTATTATATTAAGAGCTAAAGATGCAGCAGTTATTGCAGGTTGTAGGTTGTCTGCTAGTGGTTTAACAGCATCTACTCTCTTTTGAAATGAATCAATAGTCTTCAATAAGTTATTCCTTATTGCAAGGATCTGCTTCATTCTCTCTACGTTTGGACATCCATTTGCAAACTCCTTAAGGAGTTCTAAGACCTTCTTCTGTATTGTTGATCTCAACTTACCTTGAAGTGGTCCTATCTGGCTAGAGACTATTTTGCTTATTTGTGATTTTATCGCCGCCATTACTCTATAAATACTTTTTTAGATTTCATTTGATTCATTAAAGTTCGAAGTGCTGTACATGTATCAACTACACAGTACCCCTCTGTATTTAATGATGCAATTGGACCACCTGTCTGTGCTTCGGCTGTCTTCATTGCTTCTCCTATATTTTGTAATGCATCAATAATTATCGCTAAAAAGTTATCTAACTGGTTACCCAGTACTGCTGGCTCTCTTACTCCATCTGGAGAGGTTCTTGCTTTTGATCCTAAATATATTTCTTTTGCATCTAAACAGAGATATTCTGTTCCATCCAGATTTACTGTATTGGCATTTAATCCTACTGATTCTTTAGCTGAAAGAAGTATACTATCTTCTTTTGCATTAAAGTACAACCGTCCTGCATTAATTACTACTTGATTACCTTTGTATTGATCTGAGGGTTTTGGATTTACATTGTAAGAATCTCTTTTAGTATTTGCAGCTATCAGACCTACTTTATGGTTTGATAGAAAGTACATTGAGTTTGGATCCTTGTTTATATCTTCAGTAATATAATCAACTCCGTTAGTTGTTTTTATTTGCCCGTTGCTAATTAATAGATACGGCTGTCCATTATTTGTTGGATCTACTAATTTATTTAAGATTGCAGAGCTACCTCCTATCCTTATAGATTGGCCTTGTCTTCCTTCAATTAAAGTATCCCCAGGAAATGGAAATAGCGGATTCACATCATACAGCTCTTGAAACCCTTGCCCTAAGTACTTACTTTTATTATATCCAGGATCTGGTATTGCGTTATGATTTGGTGCCCCCCATAAATTAACTATGTCACTATAGTATGTAACTGTTTCTGATGTATTTGACTGTACGTCTGATGATGGAGCTTGAACTAATAAGACTATTTCATTTTTTAATGGATACTGTTTAATACCCATGGCAAGTGGTAAAGCAGATTCTTCAGGTCCTACCTCTTTTCTGCTGGCATCTAGAAGCTTATACTTAATAGCTCCAATAGGTAACACATTTCCTGTCTTATCTAAAAAAGGTCTCGAGTCATCTAGTTTAACATCTGTTACCTTCCCGTAGATGATAGTTTCTGAAGTTGTCATAGGAACTCCATAGCTATTAGCTATAGAAGATATCCGGCTACCTAATCCATATCCTACTGCCATTACTCCTCTTTTTTATCTAAATCCTTACCTAACTCTTGACTCTGTTCCATCAACTTTGCAAGCTCTTCTGGGTCAAAGAAGTCAGCTGCATCTTTTCCTCCACCTGATTCAAGTCTTTGCACAAGAGCTACCATCTTAATTAAGTGCTCATCGTTTTTAACTCCTACCTCTAGATACTCTTTAATCATAGGTACAACTAAAGTTGCATCACCTATGTTCTCTATAAGAGGTTTAAGCTCTCCAATAAGTCCATTGATTTGCTTGTCTTTTGTTCGAGAATTATCGTAAATCTCTTTCAGTACATCGGAAACGGTCTTTTTCCCAAAAATCGTTGTATCTAATCCCATACTCTATTTATTTTATAAATATCCTGAGATATATTACTGAATGTGGTATCCTGCTTCCTGGTAGGAATTATACAGTTTGTAGAATTCTTCTTTGAGTTTTGAGATTACTCTGGTTAAGGTAGGTGTTTCACATTCTGTAATTTCTCGAATGTATATGTAAAGTGCTTTTTTTCTGAAGATCTCTAAATCGTAACGTGTTTTAAATAGAGTAAGAACTGCATCTGCTACTTTTTGATCTTGTTCTTTTGGAAATATAGTCTCTATTTCATCATACATTAAATCCACATACTGATTAACTAGGTTTGCAATTGTAATCTTTTGAGTTGATTCATCATCTAACCCTGTTTCATAAGAATCTTGCATCTCATCAAAAGAGCCAACCTGTTTAAGTCTCTTATAGTTCTTATTGTTGTAGTTAATTAACCATCTTTTTACAATGGTTTGAAAATAAGAAAACGCTTTTGCACCATTAGTTGGATCAAAGCGATGTATTTTCTCTTCTACTAGGATTGATATGATCTCTAGCTTTAGGTCTTCAATATCATGAACATCTGTATAATAGAATTTGAAGGTGTGAATAATGTTCTCTACTAGTTTGTAGAAAGGGTAATAGATTTCTCGTGTAAAGATCTTATCGCGTAAAACAGGGTCAGAGGTGTTATTGTATCGCACAATAGCATCCTCTGTTCCTTGAGTAAAGTAGTAGTTATTATTTTTTGGTTTTTCCATAATCGTCTGGGAGACGGAAGGTATTTATATCGCTTTGTATTTCTTTCATAAAGTTAAAAAATGTTCCCAACTCATCATCAGCTCTAAAATGCCCTTTCTCGTCTATTTTGTCTAGGTATAAATTTGATTCGACTATAATATCGGAAATTCTACGTAAGTATCCTACTTGGTATTCTATCACGTCTTCTTGCCTAATCACCTTGTTGTTTAAATTCCAAATAACAAAAATAGCAACTGCTAATAAAATTGATAAAACTAAAATAACTACTCCCATCTTAAATATTTTTAACTAAATTCATTAATCCTTCTGAGGAGTTAACTTTTTTACCTGTTGAAGAGGTTGTCTTCTCTACCTTAGGTGTTGATGTCCCTCCTTCGTTTTTCCATCTATCGTACTCTACCTTAGAAGCTAAGAAGTCTGCCTGGTGTAGTACATATACTAGGTTAGTTCTTAATTTAGAGCTAGGATTGAAAGACATGTAGTATGGTTTGTTAACATCATCATAAACTCCATCATGTAACTTAATTGCTAGGAATTCTTTCTCATTCATAGCTATACCATTTTGCTGAAGAATAAATAAAGATCTATCCTGGATAAGCATAAATGAAAGGTTTTCATTATGTGTATACAATTCACCTAGTTTATCTTGTCTCCACTTATCAGTTTGCTGGATGTAGTTAGGCTCTCCTTTGAACCCAATTTTCCCCAAGTCGTGATTAAGAGCAGCAAACACTAATTCCTCATCAGTAAAATCTACATTAGCTCCAAATTCCTCCCATAACTGTTTGGTCTTTATAGCACAATGAACCACTCGATTGACATGGTCAATATAACCTCCAGGGAAAGCGTTATGGAAAGAAGGTTTACCCGAAGCCGGAGCAAGGATCATCTCCTCACTTAAAGATTGATAAAGAGATAATAACTTCTCTTTACGTTCACCGGTTATAAAGGTATCAACAATCTTGAGATGCTTATCCCAATTCTTTTGTATTTGCTCTGCCGAAAGATTCATTAGTCTTGGTGCTCGGTATTTAAAATAGTGCGAATATCCCCTATATCCTCAAGTACTTTACCTACTTTATCATAAGCTGCATCTTGATTTGCAGTACGGATATTATATCCGATTAACTTGACTTCCGCTTCTAAACGTTCTAATTTGTTTAAAATTACTTCTTTTGTTCTCATTTTTTTTATTTTATTTATTAAATTAATTCTATTATATAATCCTATTATATCTTGATAATATAGTGAAGTTATGAAATTTTTTGCAGAAAGGCAACTCTTGAGAAAAGGATGTACAACATACACGATTCGCCGCGCAATTTCCTTATATACCCGAACCAGTACCCACCCAATATACCAAAGAATATCCCCCATAACGTTAAAATTCTACTACATCACCAATTTGAAAGAGAGAGCCAATGTCTCTTAACTTATCCAAGGCAGTAAGACTGCCTACTTTGAAGAACTCTCTTGAGGATCCTTTATCACTTGATACCCTACAGTGGTCAAAATACTTGTGCATTTGTGTTTCTACGGAAAAGGCTTTGCCTTTTTTTAAAGGAAGAGCGTACTTAGGTTCCCATTCATAGAGAGTGCCGGCCGTATTTATCCCATTGGTTCTCCCTTCAACAGTACCTTTGGTCATTCCTATCTTGATAAGGTCAGGGTACCCGGCATTCACAAGGATATACACGTATTCTACATTATCGGCCACCCTTGATTTAATTTGTTTATTTTCTATGCCATATAAATACCTCCAGGAGAACTGGGGATTATTATCAATATTATGAGAGGGTAGCTCTACTACGTATTTGGCCGAATAAAAATCTAGGATTTTATCCGGAGAAATATGTTGGGCTTTGGCTTGTAATCGTTCAAAGTTATCCTTCCACACCTGTCCCTTATCACTATCAATGGCCGGTAACTGATTCCCGGAAACATCCACAAGAAGAATATCTCCTTGGTCCTCCAAGGCAAAAGCCTTATTTCTGTCAATTTTGTGTAAATACATAACCTAGTTTTTAATGTAAAAATAAATCATAGAGAGAATGACCAAAGGCCAGAGGGTGATGGAGATAAAAATCTCCTTAGGGGTATAGGGTTCCACCATTCGGGTAAGCCTGATAAGCCTATCGGAGGCAAAGGCTACTACATAGCCTATGACAAGGTACCAAGCAAAATATTCTATAACACTCATTGATTTATTATTTCATAATAAAGATATGAAATTAATCTTGAATCTCCAACTCCCTACAAAAGAAAAGATCGTAATACTTTTTTATTAAAGCACAATTCTCGTAATACTCAATACCTTCGAAAAATTCTAGCATTTCTTCCAAAGCGTATTTTATGGCTTGGGGTGAGAACTCATCCTCCAAGGAGGAAAGCGTATCTGACTGTAACCTATCGACTCTCTCCAAGTATCTTATAAGACCTGTAAAGTACTTTAACTTTATACTTTCACTTACTCTATCATAATCTTTTGCAAATCGTACCTTGTACAATTGATCGACAATGAAATAGTTCTCCACCCCTCTTACCACCATGCCAAAAAGCGTGAAGGAATTGTCCAAGACATCCTCCACTCCATTCTCTTTATAGATCTCCTCATCTCCCAAGGAAAACATATTGAAAAGATTATCTGCATTTAGGTCTTTCACTGAGTTTTACTTTAATATAAATATATATTGTTTGTATAACAAAAAAATTGCCGGAAAATTTCCCGAGGATTTCTGGAAAATATATACAAAAGGTGATTTGGAATTATTTATTAACATGGAAGTATATGCAAACAAAAGCGGGAGGTCATCTGTCTATGCCTATATAATTGGGGCAGACTTCATATCTATTCAATTTAGAAATGGTAAGGTCTATAAATATTCTTATTCAAGGGCAGGAAGTTTTAATGTAGAGAGAATGAAGACTCTGGCCAGGCAGGGTATAGGATTGAATACCTTTATAAAGAGACAGGTTAATTTGAGGTATGGTTGATACTTATATAAATATATATTACCATAGTCTAAAAATCATCAGAAATATCTCTCTCAACTAAACCCGGGGAACCCGACCACGATACCCGTGAGGGAAATATACTAGCAGTTTTCTGTCACCTTGCTGTCACCGTGACGTCACCTTGCCCATGGTCAAAAAAAAAGAGGCCTAAGCCTCTTCTTTAAATTCTACCAACTTCGAATACCTATATTTTACTTCTACTTTTTTATCCATTACAAAAGTAAAACCGGTGAACCATTTATCATCTACTGTTCCAATATTCAAATGATAATCCTCTACTAGTACTCTATCATCTTCTCCAGACCTAATCTGTTTCATAAGACAATCATCATAATAGAATGTTGCCGATCCTTTACCTTGATGGATTCCATTTACTCTAAAAGGTACACCTGCTAAAAATTTTTCTTTGTTCATAACGTTTCTTTGTTTAAGATTGATACCTAAAGATAAGGTAATCAGATCAAGTAAGCAACTTTCTTTTAAACTATTTGTGTAGACATTCTCTCTATCTTTCTATCCAATAGCTTTCGGCACTTATTGATTGGCTTACGTCTCATTGTGTCTCCTTGATGCTCTTTATAACTTGATAAGGTTATACCTATCACAATTAATCCTATCATAGACACTATCTTATTCATTGATAACAATACTTAAGCTTAATAGATCAACTGAGACTACTTTATTGTCTTTTGTTCTTATTACTCCTTCATCATTCTGGCTATGTATCTCTACTAGTATTCCTATTGTCTCTTTACCAAAGAATTTGTCTATGCCTTTGTAGACCATCCCTAGCATTGGAGAGGAGAGAGCCTCTATCTTACTTCCCCTCCCCTTCCATGTATTATATAACTCACTCATTATACTGCCACTATGTCCAATAACTCAATACCTTCTTTGATATTCTCAAGAGCTATCTTATAACCATATTGAATAGCCATCTGCATTAAAAGCATATCCATTGATCCATGATTGGCTTTTGCGAATGATTCCAAATCCTCTCTTGATTCTGGAGTTGCTACTATCCCACCTTGTAATCTTCTAAACTCGATTGCGAAAATCTCTTGAATGTCTTTTGTCATAACTTATTGTTTTATTGATTAATATACCTAAAGATAATACTTCTAATTGTAACTTCCAACTTTATTTTTTACATCTTTCATAGTAATGTCTCTCGCCATAAGCATTGATAACTACATCCATAGGCTGTGTCATTGCTAGTTGATTCAACATCTGCTCTTCCATCCCTACATTCTTTAAGATGTATTGCATTGTATCACCATCTACATCCATATGTTTCAACATTGAAATGATATCCTCTACCATACCTGGATATCCTCTCATCAATACTGTTTCAGGCTCTACGAAGTATGATTTAAAGAAACCTTCATCAGTCCAACTGATAGTTAATACTTTCTCATTTTCTGTAATCAAAGTAGTTTGAAATAAATCAAAGCAAGTAATAACATCTGCCCAATCTAATTCGAATTGACCTTGTCTAGAATTTTGAGCATCATCTAAGAAATAATTTACGTCCATCATAACTGTTAGTGTTTTTAATTATTGATACCTAAAGATAAGAAATTGCCTCCGAAGAGGCAACTCTTTTTTTAACTATTCATCCACATCACACAACCCTTGAGAAAGAATATAATCATACAAACAGTCCATCTTTCTCATAAAACTTAAATCAGTCAAATAAGATCGAGATAAAAAACTCTCCAATACATGATCATCTATTCCTCCTAAATCAACATAACCATAGTTCAAATCAAAATACTCTCTAACTTCTTTCATAACTTATTGTTTTAAATTTCTATACCTAAATATAGCGATATTAGTTTAGTGAGCCAACTTTCTTACAAACTATTTTAACCCAAAAGAGCCACCCTAAGGCAGCTCTTTCTTCGATCAATAATTAAAACAATGTAGGTTATGAAGCTACTTCTTTAACCAAATCATCTCTTCTGTAGAAGACTTGATCCAATATTTTATCAATGCTAACATTTTCTGCTCTACCTTTATGTTCCCCAGCGTAGGTATAAACTACATCAGCTGTTTTTCCTGACTTCGAAACATTAATTATTTTAATGTCTGAAATACGAGCTGTATAATTAAACTTAAATCGGATGTCAATATTCTTTTCAAACCCTAATACCTTTCCTGAGATTAAATCTTTTCTTAATTCATCCTTTATCTTTGAATACTCAATCGTTCTTAACTCTCCAATAAACGATTGTACTTCTTGAATCTCCTTATATACTTCATTCATTGCACCTTTGAATCTCATAGAATCATTATTGATTCGATCAAGAATTCTATCATGGAAAGCATGAACTATCTCAGCTACTTTCCCTAACATTTGTAATCTTAACAACTCCCATGCGTCAATTCCCTTAGTAGATGTAGTATAATAGGAAAGGTCAATTCCTGTATACTTCTTACCATCTTCATCTAAACTCCAACCCTCTCTTAAGTAAAGATTAAATAATTCTTTCTTGTAGTTGTAACTAGGATGATCCATTCTAAAATAAACTGACCCTCTAGTTACTTCGATTTCTATTTCTGGACTAAAATCTGAGAAGAAAGGTAATATGCTATTTGTAATAGCTTCTTGCTCTTGATTAACAATGTCAGCTCTTTTAGCTGCTAATTGATCTAATTCTAATTGTAATGTTGTAATTGATGTCATAACTTTTTTTGTTTTAGATGATTGATTTATTTTGATACCTAAAGATAAGAAGAAGCCTCCGAAGAGGCAACTCTTTTACGAAAAATAATTCAACATTTTTCTTCTAGTAACATTACCCTCTTGAAGTATTTCCTCAATGGCTTGAACCATATGTGGAGTAACAATAGGATAAGCACTATTATCTCCTGAGAGAATCTTAGCTACCTCCTTAACCCGAATCTCTACAGCTGCATTTGTTCTATCGAACTGATGAGCTATTTTACTACAAATTGTCTTAACATCTCTTCTACTTACCTCATCTAAGTAAAGCTGAATAAACAATTTAGATTCTTCTAAAGTCCATGGTGTGTTGTGCTTTGTCATAACATTTATTTGTTTAAGATTGATACCTAAAGATAAGAAGAAGCCTCCGAAGAGGCAACTTTTTTAGCGTAATAATTCCTCTAATTGATAAGCTGTCTCTGCAGAAGTCTGATGTGAATGAGCACCAATATGCCAATCCACCATTTCATCATCCGTCAATGGACGATAGTATTTCCAATCATAAACGCTAGCCGGCTCCCCATTGTAGTTAGCAATACACCATTCATAGTTTACTTTATACTCACCATTGTTGTCCATGATAGTTGGCTCCCCTAAGATCTGCTTTAGCTGATTTACACTAGCTGTAACTGTTACTCCATGGAAAGATGTTCCGGTTGTTTTGTCAATTGTTTTCATAACTAATTGTTTTGTTGATTAATATACCTAAAGATAGAGAAAAGAAAGGAGATTAACAACTAATCTCCTAACTTTTTTTCAAACTATTTACAATTCATTATTTGCAATAGCTTCAACAACTTCTTCATTTTCTTCTAAATTCTCTAACTCCCTATCAAATTCTTCAATCGCTCCTTCAACAATTTCAGTCAATCTTTCAATATTAATATTCATATCTTCAACTTCAATTCTATTTTGATAACCAATAGAAAATTCTACACTATAATAATCTACAACCTCATCACTATTTAAGTTTTGAAATTCATAAGAAATTGTACTTTGCAAATCTTGTAATTTTCTACTAATTAACTTAACATCAAAATTACTTTCATCAATTGAATTAATTAAAGCAATAACATCTTCTTTTGAAAAGATTGAACTAACTGAATTTTGAACCGATTCTAAAACATTTACTTTTTTCATAACTTTTTGTTTTTAATGATTGATTAATTATTATACCTAAAGATAAGTCTTTTGATTCTAACTTCCAACTTTATTTTTAATTATTTCCTCAAAAGCTTTTAACATTTGCTCGTTGTCAGCTAGATGAATGTTTCCCATCTTCAACATCCACTCGTAGAATTTTTCTGCTTCTTCCATCTTAGATATGAGATTTAATTAGACAATACATGAACACTCCCCACACTAATACTAATCCTACTTTTGCAACATTAGCTGCCATTTGAACTGAATCTTTTTTCATAATTTCTCTTTGTTTAATTTTGATACCTAAAGATAAGGTATTGGCCCCGAAGGGCCAACTTTTTTACCTACTTTCTTCAATTGCTTTTAAAAATTCTTCAATCACATCTTCATCTCCGCCACAATAACCTAACTCGCATAAATTATCATTCTCCATATCATTTAGAATATCTCCTAATGAATTATAAGAATCAATTTGAAAAATTAATGCTCCTAAATTCCTATAATGATCTTGGTAGGCGACAAGATCTGCCTTTAATCCTGTTCTCCCATCATTGTAGAGAAGTTGTGCTCCTTCAATTAAAATTTGCTTTGCAGTCGATAATAAATTTTTCATAACTATTATTGATTAAGATTGATACCTAAAAATAGTAAATTGCCCCCGAAGGGGCAACTCTTTTTACAATTATTTTTCAAAAGATTTTCTATTGGCTTTAAATGAAATTACATCATCCAAATTTACAAATCTAAAATCTCCCTTCTTCATATCATAAACACATAATAGCCCTTTCTCTGAAGGATCGAAAGAATGACCAACTCCTTTAACTCCTTTACGAACACCCCTCATGGCATTCATCTTTCTAAGTTCTCCTGTAGTTCTTTTTACAAAAGTAACTGAGAATACTTTTTTGTTTGAAGTCTCCTTTAATAATTTTTCTACTAACATAACTGATTGTTTTAAATTGATACCTAAAGATAGAGAATTGGCCCCGAAGGGCCAACCTTTTTTAGTTATTTTTTACAACCAAACTGATATATGTTGGACGTACTTTCCCGCACTTCATTTTAGCTCCCCATCCTTCTTCTTCCAAGATCGCCTTAATCTCTTTAACAGATTTTTGATCTTTAACCAATTCTAAGATCCTAACCTTCATAGTAATCTCCTTTACCTCAGCCCCTTTCATGTACTTATCAACAAGTGCTTGAAGATCCTCAGTCTTCATCATGTGAGCTGGTTTAACTGTTTCTACGTTTAAGCTTTTTACTTGGGCAATTAATTCTGTTCTGTTCATAACTTTTGTTTTTAAATGATTGATTAATTTTGATACCTAAAGATAGAGAAAAGGATCGGAACTGCCAACCCTTTTCCCATTTATTTTTAAACTAATTCAAAATCTACATTTTGAACGAATACGAAATCAGCCCAAGTCTTAGCACCTACTGCTTTATATTGTTCCTGAGAATATAAGTTAGTATTGTAGAACAATTGATTAACTGTCCCTACTTCCAATCTCTCAGCAATCTTTTCATCCATTAGGATAACCTTAGTACCCTTCTTAGCGAACACTGTAAACCAGTGTTTAGCTCCCTCAGGCTGGAATTGAATAGTTTGAAGAGCTCCTTTCTTCCATCTATTAAGAGAAGGAATCTCAGTACCTATCTCATAAGCAACTATAAAACCTGCTGGTACTTTAGTAATGGCCTGGAATGTACCTTTTCCTTCTCTAATCATGTTTACAATGCTTAAATCTTTAATCTTGTTTATCATAACTTGTTTGTTTTTATTATTAACACCTAAAGATACCCATATAGGATATACGAGACAACTTTTTTCTAATTTATTTTTACATACTGTAACTGAAATAATCTAACCTCAATATTCTCCTCTGGAAATTTATCTGAGAAGTATTTTTGAATGTATTCAAATTCTCCTTGACTCCTCCAACTCCCCTGAGGAAAGTAGTTACACAATCTTACCTGACCTGTCCAGGTATCTCTATCTGTTAAATACTTTTGTCTTTTCGTACTGAAGATTGTGTAGAAAGGATGACAATGTAATGGTGTTTGAATCATAATATATCTTTTTACTTATTGATACCTAAATATAAGGTTAATAGTAATAGGAGGCAACTATTTTGCCATATTATTTTTCTATCCAAATCAAATCTACCATAGATAAAAAATATAAAAAAAGATAATAAAAAGTTTGGACCGATAGGTATTTGTTCGTATCTTTAGGTACTATCAAAGAGATAGGGGGCCTGGCACTGAAAGATTGTCGGAAGAGTAGACGGGCCGGTACCTTATATTCTGTAGTTGGTATTACATAGTACCTGGTATGTAAATAGGAAAAGGGACCCTTTTGAGATCCCTTGTGCTTGTTTTTCCTGGTATAGGATTTTTTTGACTTGTGAGCCACCCCTCTTGTGGCAGCCCATCTCTCCTGGAGAGTGACCTGAATTGTTTTCATGTTAGAAAAAGAATTGATTGTGAGTTATGTGAATGCTTTGGAGGAACTGCACCCCTACCGAATCTTTCCCTCTGGATAGATCCCCATGCTGGGCTGGAGTCACCTCCAGTATACATAGCTCTCTGCCTACCTTAATTAATTTTGACCTGTGTGTTGGAGAATAATTACATGAAGAATCCTTCCCAATTACTGTTTTTAATTCTGCTATCTTATCCATATCTATCTTATTTTGATACCTAAAGATAAGAAGAAAGATCCAATGAAGCAACTATTTTTTAATTTATTTTTTACCCCACCCCGGAGGGGGGTGGCCAAATCGGGTTCCTAGCGGGTTTCCAAACGGGTCTCTACCGGGTTACAGAACGGGTTTCAATTGGGTATCCAAACGGGGAACAAAACAGGTATAGGAACGGGTTACAAATGAGTCTCTAGAATGGCCAGGTTATGAAGCCGAAGGCGATACTTACCCCTAGAGCCGTTACCAGGTAAACCACCTTCTCTATAAGAGGTGCCTGGAAGATTAAATACCATAGCCATATAATAAGGCCAGGTATTATAAGAAGGAAGGCTATGAACTGGATTAGTTCCCAGATCCCGGTAGCATTTTTTTCTAACTTTGTCATAACAATTAATTTTCTATACCTAAAGATAGGAAAAGGAATTGGCCTAGACAACTTTTTTTAAAGTTTTTTACCCCACCCCGGAGGGGGGAAGTGAAACGGGTCACTAGAACGGGTTCCTCCCGGGTTACAAAACAGGTTTCCAAACGGGTATCTAGCCATAGATTACCCCTATTATAGAAAAAAACTATTAGGGAGGGGCATATCCCTCAATTTCTCTATCCTAATCCTACCCTCCT